CAATAGATTTTGATCATGCAAGAATTGTTGAATCCATCCCGATTGGTGGCAAGCTTTATTATTGGCATTACGGCAGAGGTGAAGACTATAAGAAGAGTAGCAATGAACAAGAGTTTGGTAAGATCAGTAAGGAAGTAGATATCTTCAAGAAGCAGCTTGAAAACTCGGAAGACAAGCGAACTTTCTTGAACTCAAACCTGGATGGATTCAAGCAAATGAAATTGCATGAAAACTTTCAGAGTGCTCTCAATCGGAATCAAGCGGTGATTAATAAGTTGAAAAAGATTGATCAGACAACAAATGTGAGAGAACGCTTGGGCCAGTTGCAGCAGCAACGAGAGGTGATCTTGAAAAGATATTTTGACGTAACAAATATGGAATAGTAAATAAGAAAGCCAGAGCGCATGAAACAGTATGGGTTCTGGCTTTTGTTTTCATATAATTGTATTATAAGAAACTGTTCCAAGGCACCATACTCATGACACGCTGCATATCAGGATGAGCAGACTTAGCTGTTCGTAGTTTTCTGATATGCGTCCACTCAGCTGCATCTGCTGTGACTACGATCTCAGTCTTCAAGGCATTGGGCAGGACGGCTCTGGCTTGTTGTGGAAACAAGCCGAAAGATAACATCTTACTATAGTGTTCCTCAGATTTTCTACAGCTAGATATAAAAATGCTTCTGCAGAAATCCCAATCATCAAACCCAGTAGGCTCAATAAACTCCATATCCTTACCACCATAGTTTACATACCTTGTACTTTCTTGGGCAAAACTGCATGGTCTGTGGCGTACCAACTCATGACTGACCCCGCGATCACAGATGAATTTTGCTGCGTAGCGATGGAGAAGAGTAGGAATCTCATCATATGGACAGGAATCCCACGGAGTATAAATTGGATCAAGCAGCACTATATCAAACAGATCATCATATCTTTTTGCGAACGCTCGAAAAATTGGATCATCCCAACCAACTATGTTCCCTCTTTGATGCCAGGCAGTAAGACTTCCTCCAACATAAATATAGTCAGAGTTCTGAATAACATTTAAATATTTTCCAACAACACTGACTATCGTTGATATCAATCCCATAACAATCGTTTCTGGCTGCTTCATTCGTACTACAAAATTCGAGTGCTCAACCATAGCCAGATGCCCAGCCTTAATCAGTTTCTTGACGAATCCTTCAGCACTATCTTCAGTAATCTTGTCTTCTGACTTGTAGCATGTTCTGCCTGCCATTTCTATAAACTTGAGTGCTGCATTATATTCTGTCGGGACTGCTCCGAAAAACTCAACGCTTGGTTTGATTATTTTCATATTCTTATTCTCCATCTTCATGATTTAAGGCTGCTATCAAATCATTATACAAAGCTTCTCTGGGATCAATTATGCAGTCTTTTGGGCTATTCATTAACTGTCCTTTTATTTCAGCTAAAACTTGTATCTGATAATTGAGATCTTTAATCTTTTCAGTAATTGAAATTATACTTGCTTCTGTTAAGTCTTTATGAAGAAATTCTCGAAGCAATGGAGCATAAATACCAGCTCTATCAAGTGTTTTCAGATGTGATTTCATTACTTATTCCTTCAACTATTTTAATACAATCTTTAATTGCCTGTATGGTTGCTGCTGCTGTAACTCCGTTAGGAATTATTACATTGGCTGCATCTCTAGTTGGTTCGTTTTCACGATCAAGTAAGAAGGCTTGGAGTTTTTGCAGCACTTTATCTTTGAATAGCGTTGACATTATTACATTCTCCACAGTCTAAGATTAAAACCTTATAGACATTGGATCGATAGGTGGTTTGTAATCATAAATCCACTCTTCGATTTTCCTGATACGAGCTTCAATAGTGAGTTTCTCGAGATTCCCTAAATAGAGTATCCGTTTTGCTCTTATTGCTTTTTGTGTGCAGGATTCACAAATTGTTGGATCTGCCTTTCCTGCCTGGCAAAGCACCGTTGCCTCTTTTTTGCATTCTTTACAAATAATCGTTTCAGTGTATGCCATTATGACACCCTCCAGGTGTAGTTAATCACTTCAGCTTTTGCATGGAACTTCTGATTCAGTAGAATTGCCAGTTTTAATCACAGTTTGTTTTACAGGCTTAGTAAAAGCTTTGCCAAGTTTCTTCTCTGTTATATAGCCAAGCGTAGCATTTAATCTCTTAACCATGCCAGCTAGCCAGTCTCCATGAGATTTGAACTGTAATAATTCGCATTCGTCTAGAGCATTTTGTAAATCTAGTTCAGTTAGTTTTTTCATAAATTTATTCACTTAGACTCTGTTACTAATTGCCATGATCTAATAGTTGCTTTAGCTCCACGTCTGGTTTTAAGTTTTAATTTATCACATCTTCCAGTATGATAAGCAACTAATTCTGCTGCTCGTTTTTCAGTTGCACAAGTAGATGCAACATAATGCATACCTTTTCCCCACTGGATAGTGATTATAAACTTTTGAATTTCCATAAATATCCTTATTCATGCATGATTATTTTATCAAACTCTTGGGTTTCTTCAGCTAATTTTGTATAAAGCATCCCTGCATAGTGTGCAATCTTTAGCAAGTCAAGCCTCTGTTGGCCTTCACGAGAGTTCTTTCCATAACGATTTAGATATTTTTTCATTTGGGTGATGAAATCAGATTCGCTAAATTCCGAACATTGATCTGATCCCTTATCTCCGTATTGTGGAACTGTGTAGGATTCAATATGGTTAAAGACGTTATTAGCAAATTTATGCCATTCAGCTGCTCGTAATGAAGGACCTGAATCATAATCTTCTTCTGATGGACAAGGATCAATTTGCATAGTTAAGCTCCATTATTATGTTTTTCTATTTTTGCTACAATATCTTTCAAACCTTTTTCAATCTTATAAAGTCTTTCAAGCTCGTTGGCTGCTTGTAATCTTGCTGTACGTAATTCATGTTCATCAATACCGTATGGGTTTCGCAAGTAAGATAACATTATATTTCTATCCATATCCATCTTAATTATCCTCTATGATATCATCTAAACCAAAAAACTTATGGCCTAAGCAAGAATTTAAAACTACTGTCCATAGTTGTCCATTCCATCTTATATGTGTAAAGCCTCCTTGACTAAATTCTTCTGCTGCTTCTGGTAAAAGGCAAAGAGATTCATTATCAATATCACTACCATCTGTAATAAATATTTTCATATTAACCCTCTAAGTTCAGAGTAACAATTCCTCTATTCACCAACTCAAAAAAGCACCTCTTAGTTGCACTGATATCTGCATATGCATCATGAGCGCCATCGAAGCATTCACCAAATAAGTGTTCATGCAACTCGGTCAGCTTGGGCCATTTTGGTTTGCCAGCCTTGTTTTTCAATCCACACATTTTTACCACATTCTTATCTTTCATAGTACAATGGTTTGGGAGATCCAAGTAGAAAGCAGACCTAGCTTCATCAGTTAGGTTATCAAGGTTGCGTTCCATCATCTGGTAAACGTAGCTCCAATCAAATGCAAAGTTATGACAGACAACTAAGTCTGCCTGCCTGAGCAGTAATCCAAATTGTTCGGCAGCTTCAAGTTCTTCAATACCTTCAGTGTCGGCTCTTTCAATGGTGATGCCATGCACTTCTTGAGCATAATAATTCATTGAACGGCCATTACTTTTTATGATGACATTCATTTGATCAAATTCTTCTTCTTGGCTGGCAAGAATTGCTCCGATCTGTACTGTCCAGGCTTGCTCAGGGTCATTGGCAGGCAGAGCTTTTTTAATAAAGTCGGAAGTTTCTGTGTCGAAAAAGAGTACTTTAGTTTGTTCATTCATTCAAATGCTCCTTTTTTAATTATATTAATTTTCTAAGTGCTAATGATATATCATGAAATGCTTCGGCTTCAATATAAAATTCCATACTAATACCTTCATTGTATGTAGTTCCTATAGACTCTCCTCGATCTTCATCAATTCCATCACAATATTCTTTATAATAATTATCTAGTGCTTTACATGCTTGGATTAACTCTGCGAGAGCATTTTTCTCTGGAGTTTCATTTAATAAATCTATTGCATAATCTATATATGCTTTTGCATTAGTTAATTTTTGTACGATCATTTAGTTTTTCTCCATT